TTTGGTTATGTTGCTAATCAATTATCGGCCGAAATAAAAGCTATCGAAACTTCTTTAGGGGTTTCAATGGTAAAAGTTATTTCAAGTGCTGGAACAGCCGGTGGCGATTTATCTGGTACATATCCTAAACCATCAGTGGCTACTGTTGGTGGTGCAACTGCTGCTAATATTGCAACAGCCGCAAGTGAAGCACATGAACAAAATACGGATACAGGAACAGATAATTCAACATTTCAAATAGGTTCCGGTGGACCTAAAATTAAAGATGTTGGAACTGCATTAGAAATTAGAAATGCTGCTGATTCTACATATACAGATTTACATTTACAAAATATTTTAGTATATGGAAATTTAACTGCTGGTACTGCCGGAGCATTAGCGGCTGGTGGAGATTTAACTGGTAAATATCCTAGTCCAACATTAGGTACTTCGGGAGTAACAGCCGCTGGACCTATTGGTGGTAGCACTACAGTTCCTGTCATTACTGTTGATGCAAAAGGCAGAATAACAGCACTTACTAGTGCGGTAATTTCAGGTGCTACTCCAAGTGGTAGTGCGGGTGGAGATTTAACTGGTAATTTTCCAAATCCCACATTAATCGCTACAGGTTCTGCTGGAACATTTGGAGATACCACACATGTTCCTGTTTTTATTACCGATTCTAAAGGACGTGTAACGGCTGTTACAAATACATTAATATCATTTGGTACTGCTGGTGGAGATTTAACAGGTAATTATCCTAGTCCTTCTATTGCATATATTGGGGGTTCTGGTACCGCTGGTGTATCAGCTTCTCAAGCTATTGCAGCAACTAAATTAGCAAACGCGGCAACAAATATAAATACTCCGCTCACATTAATTGAACGTGATATAAATGGTGATTTTTTGGCAAGAAATATTACTGCTAGAATTATTGGTGGAGGAACAAGTGGTTCTTTAAGTTTAGGAACTGGTGCTGGTTCTGCCGGATCTAAAACCTTATCAGGAACAGATATGGCAGGAAATATTTTAGTTACTACTGGATCTAGTCCAGCAACCGCTGCACCAATTGTTACTATGACTTTTGGAATTCCATTAACAAACACACCATCAGCGGTTATATTAGAACCAAGTAATGCTGCCGCGGCCGCTTTAACAACAGCAACTCCATTTATTTCAAGTGCTAGTACTTTCGGATTTATAATTGAATCAAATGCGGTTGCATTAGGTGGAACAACAACTTATAGTTGGTATTATTTAGTTATTGGATAAATGATTTAGAATGTCAACTTATTTAGGAAATCCGGCATTAAAAGACACAAATGTAAAAATCCAATGGACAGACCAACGGATTTCAGAGTTGGAAAAGTGTCAAGAAGATCCTGTATATTTTATTACCAAATATATTCAAGTCGTTACAATTGATGAAGGTGTAACTGATTTTAAATTATGGAAATTTCAAGCCAACTTAATTAAAACTGTACACGAAGAACGATTTACCATAGCAGTTTTCCCTCGTCAATCAGGAAAAGCACTTTCATTAGATACACCAATTCCAACCAAAGATGGTTGGACAACAATGGGCGATTTGAAAATAGGTGATGAAATTTTAGGATCCAATGGAAAAATAACTAAAGTAAAAACGATAACAGAAATTATGGAAAATCATAAATGTTACCGCGTATCTTTTGATAATGGAGATTCTGTAATTGCAGATGAAGATCATTTATGGAAAATAGGATCTTCATTTTGGGAAGATACTGAAAAAATTAAAACAACTAAAAAATTAATTGAAGATTTTAAAAAACAGCAAGCATGTTCAACCAATATTTATATTAATTTACCAGATGCGGTTGAATTTCCAGAAAAAGAATTACCAATAGATCCTTATATTTTAGGTATTTGGTTAGGTGATGGACATTCATCAGATTCTAGATTTACACAATTATATTCTGATATGGAAGAAATTTCAAAACATATTATATCAGAAGGGTATTTTTTAAAAGAAGCACAAGGAAGTAATAAACGAGAAAAATGTTCTACGTGGAATATTATAGGTTTATATTCCAAGTTACGTATCAATAATTTAATTCATAATAAACATATTCCTAAAAAATATTTAAGATCTTCTATCAATCAAAGATTAGCATTAATTCAAGGATTAATGGATACAGATGGTACTTGTGATAAAAGAGGTATTTGTTTATTTTCACAAAAGAAAAAAGAAATTATCGATTCATTCAGAGAAATACTTTCTTCTTTAGGAATTAAAAGTCGTGTTAGAAGCAGAATTATAAAAGGACAAATTTATTATTCTGTAATTTTTAAAACACATAAATTTAATTGTTTTAGACTCACAAGAAAATTAAAAAGACAAAATATTCAAATTGGAAAAGAAAGAAAAAATACTAATGTTCTTTATATTAAAAATATTGAAGAAGTAAATAGTGTTCCAGTAAAATGTATTCAAGTTGAAAATGAAGATCATATGTTTTTGTGTGGTACTACAATGATTCCCACACACAATTCAACAACCTTAGTTGCATATTTCTTACATTACATTTTATTTAACAAACATAAAAAAATTGGAATTCTTGCTAATAAAAGAGAAACCGCAATTGAATTGTTAGCCAAAGTGCAACTGGCTTTTGAATTATTACCAATGTGGCTCCAACAAGGTGTTAAGGTTTGGAATAAAACAAGAATTGAATTGGAAAATGGTTGTGTTATTTCCGCACACTCAACATCAAGTGCTTCTATTCGTGGTCAAACATTTAATATTATTTTTCTTGATGAATTTGCACACATTGATAATAAATTAGCAGATAAATTTTGGACATCCACATATCCGGTAATTTCACAAGGAAAAACATCTAAACTTATTATTGTTTCTACTCCAAATGGTATAAATTTATTTTATGAATTATGGACTAAAGCTAATTTATCACATGATAATCCAGATTGGAATCAATTTCATGCTCTTGAAGTATTAAATACGGAAGTTCCTGGTAGAGAAAATCCGGAATGGGCAGAAAAAACAATTTCTATAATTGGTGAAAGCCGTTATGCACAAGAATATTTATGTGAATTTCTCGGTTCTGGACATACTTTAATTGCTGGCAAATTCTTAAAACAAATGATTATTTTACCTCCAAAACACTCACAAAATCATTTTGATGTATGGAAAGATCCTTCGGCTACCCAAGATGAACCACATATGTATGTGATTGCAATTGATACTGCAAAAGGAAAACAATTAGATTATTCGGCTCTTACTGTCATTGATGTAACAGATGCTCCATATGAAGTAGTAGCAAAATATCGAAGTAATACGGTTCCTCCTGTATTATTTGCCGATGAAATTGTGCCTATTGCCCAAAGATATAATAATGCATTTATTATTATAGAAATGGACGGTCCCGGATATCAAGTAGCTGATGATTTACATCATATACATGAATATCCAAATATTTTATATGTTGCAACAAAAGGAAGATCAGGACAAATATTAGCAACTGGATTTGGTAATACTGGTAAAAATGTTCAACGTGGTGTAAAAATGAGTACACCCGTTAGAAGAACTGGTTGTGCGAATTTAAAAACTTTGATTGAAACTCGTAAATTGATATTTTACGATCAAGATATTAAAGATGAATTAGCATCTTTTGTTTTAAAGGGCGACAAATACCAGGCAGATGAAAATAAACATGACGATTTGGTAATGACACTTGTTACTTTTTCATGGTTAACAACACAAAAACATTTTAGGGATTTAGTAGATGCAAAACTCCGTGAAAGTTTGCAAGATGATTATGCTCCAAATTTTGATCAAGATTTAACTCCATATGGATGGGTTAATAATGGTTTAGAAGAAGAGGAAGTGGTATTAACTCAACAATGTATTTGGAAAGGTGCCCAAAGTGCTGTTTGGGAAGAATTTGCCGAAAGAGAGCGCCGAAAAGCTACTATCGATATTGATGCAATGAAACGGTTACATGAAAATGGATGGGCTTGAAAATTAGAAAAGGATAAATATTTGTTGAAGTTATAATTCTTAAACGAATAAAGAAATTATAGTAAACAAAGGAGATTAATATGATTACTCAACAAAGCCCTGGTGTTCTTATTACTGAAATTGCTGCTAACACCACTGTTGTTGGAACTTCTACAACAGGTGCAATACTTGCTGGACCTTTTACATGGGGCCCTGCAAATGTCAGAACACCTGTAGATAGCGTAGATACTTATAAATCCATATTTTGGGAACCAGATAATGATACTGCTAACACATGGTTTACAGGATCAACTTTTCTTGCATATGGAAATAATTTAAATGTTATTAGAGTACTGCCAAAATTGGCAAGAAATGCCGCAGTAGTATTTGATGGAATTTCAGATGTAGAAATTGGTGCAAATTATGGATATTTTCATACACCAACTATTGCAACTGCCACTTCTTCAGGAGCATCATTTAATGCCGAAATTGCAAATGGTGAAATTGTTGGTGTGTCAGTTACAGCACCTGCTGGTGGATTTGATGTAGATAATCCTCCAACATTAGTAGTTACTCCAACTGGTGGAGATACACCAATAGTTCCTGCAGTATTAAAAGCCGTTGTTGGTATACAAATTAATAATCCAACCGATTATTCCGCAAATTTTGCAGGTGGTCAAATGACTGCTGCCGGTGAATTTTGTGCCAAATATGCTGGAACTTTAGGTAATGGTATTCAAATTGCTATTTGTGATAGCGCTGTACAATTTGCAACATGGGCATATAAAGGATACTTTACAGGTCCTCCCGGAACATCTGCATATGTGGCTGCTTTAGGCGGAAGTAATGATCAACTTCATATCGTATTATTAGATAATCTTGGAATAATTACTGGTTATCCTGGTAGTGTTTTAGAAACATATCCATTTGTTTCCAAAGCATCAGATGCACAAAATGCACAAGGACAAAGTATTTATTATCCTCAAGTTTTACAATCACAATCTAAATGGATTTATTGGTTAGATTTTCCTGCATCAATGACAAATTGGGGATCTACTGGAAGAGGAACAACATTTGATACATTATATGTTGCTGCTACTCCTTCTGCATTATCAAGTGGAACTGGAGCATCTAAGGAAATATATACTGCTGTTACTCCTGGAAATTT